CGGGCCGCCTGGCGCTCGCGCTCGTAGTCGCTGTTCGACCGTCGGCAGTGGAAGCACCGGCACCCCGCGAGGTACCGCAGCCGATGCCCATGCGGCCGGTCGGCGGCGAGCTCTGCGATCGGGCGCAGGCCGCGCTCAGACAGCGTGCTCACGCGCGACCTCCTCGAGGGACTTCGCCACCGACTCGCGCGCGTAGCCGACCGAGAGCAGGATGCCGCCGAGCGCGCGCACGACATCCGTCGGCGTCGCAAACTCGTCGAGCTCCACCTCGAGCGCGGCGGCGTCGGTGTAGCCCTTGATGACGATGATGGTGTTACGCATAAAAGTTCCGGCTGTCTGGTCGGGGCCGGGCTCCGTTTGGGGATTCGCCAGACTCGAGGGGGGGGATGGTCCTACGCCGCGCGCTTCTTGAGCTTCTCGTTCAGATCGTGCAGCGCCCGCAGGTGCAGGAAGGCCGGCCAGGCGTCATCGTCCAGGCTCGGGTAGTAGTGATGCCCGAAGTCGCCGTTCTCCTTCGAGAACCGCAGCAGGTGGTACCCGCCGTCGATCCGGTTGCCGGTCGTCTCCTCGTACGCCTTGGCGTAGGCCGCCAACTGGCACAGCATCTCCGGCCAGACCGAGTTCGAGGTCTTGAAGTCCCCGAGCACGAGCTTGCCGTCGAGCCTGCCGATGAAGTCCAGGGTGCCACCGTACCGGTGCGCCTCGCTGATGACCTTGACCTCGCAGTCGATGATCTCGAGCTGCGTGCCCTTGCACCAGAACTCGAAGGCCGAGTACGCCGACGAGGCGCGCGCGCGGAACGACACCGGGTCGGTGACAGTCTCGGCGGCGATGCTCTGCTCCAGCACCTCCGTCGGGTTCCCGCCCTTCACCCAGGCCTCGCACATGCTATGGACGCAGGTGCCGATTGCGAGGATGTCGTTCCCTTCGTACAGACCGCCCGGCGCGTCCTTGCCCTGCCCCTCCAGCAGCCCGTGCTCGCGGCCCTGCTTGTACGCCCAGTTGATGAGCGCGCCCGGGTCCTTGATCTTGAGGACCGTGGTGACCGACGGGATCTTCTTCCCGTCGGCTGCCTTGTAACCCTGTCTCGGGGTGGGCATGGTCAGAAGCTCAGGTCGTCGTCGGCGAAGTCCGACGCCGGCACGGCAGGCGCCGCGGCAGGCTTCGGGGCCGCCTTCGGCGCGTCCACGATGCGCGCGGCGATCTTGTCCTGCATCCAAGTCGGGAGCTTGTCGAAGATCACCCCGTCCGGCGCGTCGGTCGAGTACACCAGCGCCTCTCCCTCGAGCGCCGGCGCCGGGATCGCCTTCGGCAGCGGCATGATGGACGTGAGGTTGGCATACGTCCGGTCGCCCTTCACCGAGTGCGTCACGTTGATGAAGGCCGGCTTCCCGGCAATCTTGCCCAGGTCGAACTTCTTGAGCTCCTCCGGCGTGAACGCCTTCCCGCGCCACGAGGTCAGCAGCGCGTAGAGCGTGCTCTTCTCGTTGAGGCTCAGACCCACCGTGCGGCTGATGACCGCCGGGAGGCTCTTCGTCTCGCCGTCCTTCGTGATCTCGACCCGGATCTCCGGGATCTGGAACCGCAGCACGACGGTGCGCTTCGGCGCGAACTGGCCGCCCGGGGACGGCTGGACGCCGACGTCCACCACCATGTCGCAGATCGCCGCATAGGCTCCCGCCTCGATGGGCTTGCGGGGCTCGAAGTTGCCGCCAGAGGCGGCGCTAACAAACAGACTCATCGCTTCTCTCCTTCTTGGGTTGTTGAATCGACTCTTCGGATTTCGACCACGCCGTCGTGGCCGGTAAAAATGGACAGCCCAGAGAACCGCAGCGCCTGCGCCAACTCGCCGACGCTGACGCCGACGAGGCACGCGCGGGTCGGGGCGGTGACGCTCGCGGCGTCCACGCGCAGGCCCATCGTGCGCTCAAGGCTCTTGTAGAAGTTATCGACCGGGGCGCTCATACCCACCACCGCGAATACTTGTGCGGCTGCACGACGCGCGCGCGGCAGTTGGGGTTTGGCAGCCGCTCGCGGCGGTCGCTGCGGTGCTTCCACGGCGGCGGGCGGGTGAAGATCCAGACGCCGATGGCGAGGAAGAACGCCGCCATGCCGATGGTCACGACGGTGACGTAGAAGATGTCGAAGGCGCTCATGCGGCCACCTGCACCGGCCAAATGCGCCCGTTGTAGGACACCCTGCCGACCTCGATTGTGCAAGCGCGGTCGGCGTAGACCGTGACGCCGTTACCAAGGGCACGCGAACCGCCGCCGCCGTTCATCACGAGCGCGTCGCGGTAGTCGTCCCACCACACAGCAACCGCTTCAACCGATTCCGCTTGCTTAACGCTGCGGCCATGCTTGATATAAACCATGATGCGTCTCCTTCTATCGCTTCCGGTCGGCAACATCGCCGCCCGTGGAAAGGATACTGGCACAGGCCGGGACAGGATACAAGCCCCCTTTGTAAATATTTTTCGGTTGACGGCGAAGGGCTGACAAACTAGGCTTGTCGGCCATGAAAAAGCCCAGACCAGAGACCATAGCCCTGCTCCACGCCGTGGACATCCTCGGCGGACAGACGGCGACCGCCAAGGCGCTCGGCGTCACTCAGCAGGCAGTGCATGATTGGACGAGGCGCGGGAAAGTCCCAGCCCTCAAGGCGATAGCGCTTGAGGCCGCGAGCGGCGTCTCCAGGCAGAAGCTGCGGCCGGATCTCTACCCATGACCCGGCCATCGAAGGCGGCAGCCACAGCGGCCATCAGGGAACTGATAGACCGTCAGCCCTACGATGCCCGATGGTCGGACGCAGATCGGGAGGAGCTTTGCCGCCTGACCGGCTCGGAACTGGCCGCGGTATTTCGGCGCAGGAATGTCGCCTTCCCGAGCGACACCAGGCACCTACACGCCGCAAGGCCGGGAGAGTCGGAGCCATCTCAATGGTCGTGGCGCAACGCCCTGACCCTGTTCTATGCTCGTGACCCCGAAGCTGGCGAACTGGCGCGGCGCCGGAACAGGGACATTAAGACCTTGCGCACTGCCATCGCGGAGGAGCTGCGCACCGCGCGCGATCTCATTGGCGCGACAGCCTGCGCGGCGTGCGGCGGCGCTGACGACTTGACCGTCGATCACAAGGAACCGCCGTTCATCAACATCGCGGCAGCATTCCTCGAGGAGCGTGGTCCGCTGCGCACGCGGGAAGTGCAGGGCGCCGGGGCGTGCCTGGAGCACGAGCAATTCACGGAATGGCTGGAGTTTCACGCCAGCCGGGCCACATACCAGTTACTGTGCCGGTCGTGCAACAGCAGGAAAGGAGCGCGAGCTTGACCACCAAGACCATCACCCGCGCCGGCGACCCCGGCCCGCTCATCACCTACACCGTCTTCCCGGACGTGTGGCCGAAGGCCAAGACCGAGCACGCCGACGCGCCTTGGGTCGAGCTCGTCCGCACCCTCGCCAACCCGCCCGCCTACATGTCGAAGGCGGCCTGCCCGCTGCTCTCGCTCTGCGAGTACGGCGACAACCTCTCGGACAAGGGGTATCTCCGCCACGCCGGGAACGTCGTGCGCGTCCACGGCGTCGAGGTGGACTACGACGGCGAGGTGGTCACCCCGGAGGAAGGGCAGGCGCGTCTACAGGCCGCCGGGCTCACCGCCGTCATCTACACCTCGGCGTCCTACACCGAGGGCGCACCACGCTGGCGCGCCATCCTGCCGCTCTCCGAGGCCGCCCTGCCGGCACAGCGCGCCACCTTCGTCGCGCGCGCCAACCGCGCCCTGGGCGGCATCGCCTCCCGCGAATCCTTCACGCTCTCGCAGTCGTTCTACTTCGGGCAGGTGCGCGGCGCACGGTACAAGTTCCTCGAGACGCACGGCCGCTGCGTCGATCAGGCCGTGGACCTTGAACCGCTCTTCCACCAAGCACAAGGCACCGACCCCAAGACCGGGCGCGACACCCGCAGCAACCAGCAGCTGCTCGAGGCATTCAACCGCGGCGAGGGCCGCTACGAGGCCATGCTCAAGCTCTCGTCCCGCTGGGCCGCGCGCGGGATGCCCTACGACGACATCGTGGCCGCGCTCGACGACCTGCTCGCCAACGGCACCAGCCTCAACGGCGACGGCATCGACCTGCGCACGCGCATCGAGCCGATGGCCGCCAGCGCCGTGCGCAAGTTCGGCGGCACCGTCCCGGACGTGCGCATCAGCGCACCTGAGCCGCCGGCAGACCTGCCAGACATGCCGCCACCCGAGGCGTGGCAGGACGCGCCGGAGGCGCATGGCATGACCCGCAGCCACGAGCCCGACGCGACGATGCTGACGGGCGGCGTCAGCGGTGCCACGCCCGGGCTGCGCGTCGAGCTGCGCCACGTCGCCGACATCGTGGAGGAGAACCGCGAGCCGGAATGGCTCCTCCACCACGTCATCGAGGCCAAGGTCGTGGCGGTTCTGGCGGGTCCGCGCGCGAGCTTCAAGAGCTTCATAGCCTTGGATTGGGCCATGCGGATCGCCGTCGCCGGTAACCCGGTGGCGCTCCTCTCCGGCGAGGGCGGCGGCCTCGGGCGGCGCGTCAAGGCGTGGATGCAGACCTTCGGCGGCGGCCAAGACCTGCGCAGCCTGCCCATCCTCGCCCTCGAGCGCCCCCTCAACCTCAACCGCGACGAGGAGATGGCACTCCTGGTCGAGGCCATGGACAAGGCCGGCATCCGGCCGACGCTGGTCGTCATCGACACCCTGTCCAAGTTCTCCGCCGGCATGGACGAGAACAGCAACCAGGAGGTCGCCGCCTACCTCGCCGCCGTGTCTCGGTTCATCCGCGAGCGATACGACGCCTCCGTCCTGATCGTGGCGCACTCCGGGCACGGCGACGCCGACCGCCCGCGCGGCGCCTCCGCACTCATGGCGAACCCGGACAGCGAGTTCATCGTCAAGCGCGCCGCCCAGCCGAACACCCACGTCGAGGTCACGAGGCAGCGGTTCAAGGACACCGGCGAGCTGCCGAACCTCGCCTACGAGGCCGAGGTCATCGACTTGGGCGCGGCCGACCGGTACGGCGAGCGGCTGACCAGCCTCGTCATGCGACAGCGTGTGGCGCAGGGGGAGCGCCCCATCAGCGCCCAGGCGCCGCAAGGCAAGTCGCAGCGCACCCTCCTATTCGCCCTCCGGGAGCGTCAGAAGCGGTCTGAGACGCCCCTTGTCTGGACCATGCAGGAGCTCCGCCAGATCGGCAAGGAGTGCGGGCTACCCCGCTCTTCTGTCCACGAGGCGGTCGAAAAGCTGGTCATGTCGCCCTTTATGACGGGCACGGTGGGCGGTTCGAGGCTCGCAAATGAGTGATGTTCGGATTTGTCCGGATTTGTCCAATCCGGACATTTCCGAACGGTCAAATTGTTCGGATATGTCCGGGTGTGCTTAGCACCCGGACATCCGGACAGACCCGGACATTGGTTCAGACACGGAGGAAGCATGAGGTACAAGACAAGTCCGTTGCGCCGTGTTGCTTTGTCGCAACATAGCGCAGATACGCCACTAGCCCGGCGGATGGTCGAGGGACTGGGACAGGAAGGGTTCCAGGTCGCCAAGACCCTGCAGGCTCACTTCGGCGCCAAGGTCGTCCACTACCAGGACGCCAAGGGCGAGGTCGGCACCGACCCGAGGTGGCCGGCGTGACCCAGCAGAAGATTGACCTCAACCATACCGGGCCGCTCGAGTGGATGGACGACGTGTTCTGGGACAAGGTTTCGACCGACGGCCGGTTCTGTATCCGGGGGCAGCGGATCGGCGGCAAGGTCGAGTACGTCGTCTGGCGCATGGGGGCGAACGGCAAGGTCATCCCGCGATGGATTGGCGTGGCTCCCTCCTTCGCCGAGGCCGTCGAGCTCGCCGAGAACGATCGGGGCGGCAAGGAGCCGTCCATCAACCTGCTCTGGAAGGTGGCCGATGAACAGAAGCGCCCCTAAGCTCTGCCCGGTCTGCCTGGCCGAGAACACCGGCGGGCTTCCTCACCGGCACCATCGAGAGGGGAACCGGAAGAAGGCGCGCACGGTTGAGCAGATCAGCGAGATGGCGCGACAGAGAATCGAGGCCAACCAGGTGAGGCTCATCGTCGGCGCTGCGGTCGATGCCTCGAGGGAGCCGGACGATTGGGACCCCGGCGCTACGAGAGCGGCCTACCATCGGGCCTACTACGCCAGGAACATCG